GGACCGTCATTACCAATCCACCCAGTTTCTCCTGTATATCCTGTATATCCTGTTGCTCCTGTTGGACCAATTGGACCAGTATACCCAGTTGGACCAACCACTGTTGAATCAGCTCCTGAATCTCCTGTATATCCTGTGTAACCAGTGTAGCCTGTTGGACCATCAGCTCCTGTATCTCCTGTTGGACCATCATCTCCTGTATAACCTGTGTATCCAGTCGCTCCGATTGGGCCATCAGGTCCTGTGTCTCCTGTTGGACCATCATCTCCTGTATAACCTGTGTATCCAGTCGCTCCGATTGGGCCTGTGTAACCAGTGTATCCAGTTGGACCGATTGGACCAGTGTAACCAGTTGCTCCTGTATTAGTAGCAATTCCTTCTGGACCAGTATAACCTGTAGGACCTGTTGGACCGGTTGGTCCAATTGGACCTGTAGTTTTTGTATCTACCCAAGCACTTGTATCAGAATCCCAAGTCCAAATAGAATCAGTAGATCCTACCATCGCAAAATATCCATCTGCACCTACAGGATAAGCAGTTGCCAAAGCTTCAGGTGTAGCGAACCAACCTAAGTTCATTGGATCTCCTAATTTATTTGATAAATATGTCATGGTATTTTAATTTTAATTATTGATAAAAAGTTGGTAAAGGGCTAAAAGGTGTTTTTGTAGTGTATAAAGCATAAACTCCATAAGTAAGAGTTTCATCCTCACTACTTGATGTTCCCCATGGGTCTGTTAATGAAGTTTGACTAGATTTTACTACACTTTTAGTTGCTCCACTATCATCAAATGGAACTTGTATTGTACCGGTACCACTAGTATAATCATCTATTTGAAAAGCTAACCAATAAGTTTCTCCAGCAACTAATGAAATATCCAGTCCTGTTTTAACTTGCCAACCAGCGTTAGTTGTTCTAACAAAAGTTGATGAACTTAAAAGGTCATCAGGTTTGTTATTATCAGAGTCATGACTGTATATTCCTACATCTGAATCTCCAGAACTTAAAGTTTCAAAAAAACCATACCACCCAATTTCAACAACTTTATCTATGTTTTCTGGAGCAACAATTTTCATCGCTCTAGCCATATCATCAGATTCTATTCCACTTGTTTCTGGACTGCTTGTTGGAGCCACTGTTACAAAACCACAATTTGTACCTAATACTAATGTCATATCATTAAATTTTATTTTTAATTAAACCATGTTTTTGAGCTTCCATGATCATAGCTGGAACTTTATTGATTACTATATTCGTCTCATAAACATTCTTTTTATTAACCTCTATAATTTCTTCAAGACTCTTCGAAAGTCCAATTACTAAGTCATCTATTTTCTTTATATTTTCTCCACTAACTTCTGTGACATGACCTACAATGTTATGTAAAAGTAAAGCTTCATCTTTAACTGTATCAAAAGCAGATAATGCAAAAGAAACATCTTCTTCTAAAGATGCTTTTTGGTCAACAAGAATAGTAATTATTTTACCTAAATTGGTTACTTCAGACTCTAAAAGAGTTTTTTTAGATTCTAAATTAGCGACTTCTTTTGAGATTAGCAAGGGTAACTTTGCTTCTTGTTTTTCTAACTCGTCAATCCTACCTTGAATAACTTTCATCCTGTCGTGTATATCAGTAGATGAAGAAGTTAAATTTATATTTTCTGTTTTTATTTTTTCCTGTTCCAGTTCAAGATTAGAAATTTCAAGAAGAATAGCATCTCTTTGTCCAGCCCAAGTATTTAACTGGTCTTTTTGTTCTGGTGTTATTTCTTGATCGTTCATATTTTTTATTGATTAATAACGAAGTGAATAATGAACTGCCCCTGTGAAAGTACCACCAGTAACAGTTAGTTTGAAATCTTCTCCCGGTCGACATTCAAATCTTGGTCGATTATCTTCTCCGGGTTCATCTTGAAGAGTAAGTCCTTGTCCTGCATCAAGTGAAAACTTTCCTAACTCTCTTACACCTGCTAAAACAGTAACATCACCAGCAACTGCTAGATCACCAATAAGTTCATGGATATAAAGCCATGCACCATCAACTGCTGTAATAATAGCTTTTGTTCCAACTGGAACTGATACAGGAATTGAAATTTTTCTTGTATGAGCATCTTGTAAAGTCATATATTTTTTATTATTAAATTGATAAAAGAGTAGTTACCCTACCCAACCCTATTCCCGAAAATCGGGAATAGAATGGAAAGACTAGCTTATACGGTGGCACCGTCGCCATCGCTCCACATCCATCCCCTCAAGTCGCTCGCACCCATAACTGCAAGTGAGTTAAAGTTCAAAACTAAATCTTGGTTTCCTAGCAAGTCAATTACTGCTGGTTCTGCTCTTGTAGGAAGAGCTTCGATGTAAAGGAATCCGAAATCTTGATTCATCATCTTTGAATCACACATTCCCCACATAAGACCATCCATAGCCAAGTTTTGGTATGGAGACAACTCTACAACTTTGAAAGTATCAGTAGCCGGAGAGTTATTAAATACATTAGTTTGTTGTGGAGCAATACCTTTATCAATTGTGCTCTTAATAGTTTTAGCAAATTGAGCGGTTGTTGAACCTCTTCTACAAATTAAAGTATCCAAGTCGGAAATCATTGGATTTCCTCGTCCATCTTTCTTTAATGAGTGCAATCTTCGTGCAGCCAATAAAGATGAGTAAGTAAATTGAGGTGAGCTTGTAGCACCATCCACAATAACATTTGACCAAGCTGTTCCACCATCTTCACGAGGGTGAGCTTGTGTCCAGTATTCAACTGCATCAGCACCAACTGTTGAAATAGTTTGTGTTGATCCTACACCGTTTATAGGTGTCCAAGCGAATGAAGTTGTAAAACCTTGTGACAAAAGAGCTTGTGCAAGATAGTTCTTAGCATGTTCAATCGCATTTTTTCCTTCAAGAACTTTTGATTTAACAGAGCTTTTAATTTTAGCTGCTGCTGATTCGAAAAGAAAGAAATTTGTTTGGAATGTTAATCGAACTTTCTTAGTAAAGTGCATTTGGGTATAGTTTTTGGAGTACCCTTGAATTGGTGCATCTGAAGCTCCTATTCCTCCGTCTGGGATTATTTGAGCCATTCCTAAACCTGTAACTCCTACATCTGTGTAAATTCTTTCACTGTTGTCAACTTTGTGCATGAAATCTAAATACTCAGATTTAACTGTAGGTGAAACCTTAGGAGAAACATGTTTTAAAACATTGTTTACAATAGTCGCATAATCATTAATTGTTCCAATCATGATGATATATTTATATTAAATTAATAATTATTAAAGTGTTAAGAATCTTCCGATAATTAGTTTATCTGAAGCATCTCCATAAGGTTCGACCTGTTGAACAATACCAGTAGCTGAAGTAGTACCAGTGTTGTTAACCTCTGTTGAATCTGTTAACACCATTGCTTGCCCGTTATGGGTAGAATCGGAGTTATTGGTTACTGGGAAGATATAAGTATCTTCGTCAGTTGGGACTATATAAGTAACACGTAAATCTGCATCAGCTGCAACGATACTTTCGTTACATACACCTAACAAATCAGCCGCAACGGTTCCGCTGTCGGCTGCTACAGCAAGACCAGCTGTTTGAGCTAGGATCTCTCCTAACACTGTAACTGTTCCTGTTGCTTTGTCAGTTTCTCTAAGTTCTCGTGTATTCTTTATAGTAGCTTGTTTTATTACTGTCATAAAAAATATTTGGATTAAGTAGTTCCTTAATCGTCAGAGAGAAGTTCGATGGCTTTTTCTTCTGAGAGACCAGTTGCTTTCATCTCATCAATAGATTTCTGCATTTCTGGTGAATATTCAGTTTTTGCTACTGTCCCACCCGGAAACTGCATAGCATTAACTTTATTCTGAACATCAGCTCCTTTTAGTACTCTTTCGGTAATAGTTTCCGAAGGTTTAAACATGCTTTCCTGAGCTAGTTCTAAGACTGTCATTAATTCTTTTCCACTCTTGTTTTGCCAATTGTAGTTAGAATCAACGAAATCAAAAAATACTTCTCTTGTGTCTACATCTTTAAGTTCAGAATGTCTATCAACAAAGGAATTAAGGGTTGCTTTTACATCACTAGCTAGTCGTTCTTTTTGGATAATCTCTTGAATATCCTCCTTAGTCGCACCACCTAGTTCTTTAAGTCGTTCTTTATCAGCTGCTAAAGCTGGATCTTCTTCTATCTTTTCTGGAACCACATCACTCTTTTCATTGAGTGGGTTTATAATTTTATCCGTACCGTTTAGGTTTTTTAATTGCCCTTTGGTAGTCTGGATGTCCTTAGTTATCTCGTCTTTCTGTTCATCTGTCTTAGCAAGTTTACGTTTTTTCACCAAATCCATAAGTTCAATCCGTTTCTCGTAAGATTCGTCTGATTCGAACTTACCCTTATTTGGTATACGATAATCGTACTCGCCTTCTACCTTTTCAGGTTCAACGATTGGAGGGTTGCTGGGATCCTCCGGTACAGGAGTTTCAGGAGTTACCTCCGTCTTCTCTTCAACCTTGACTTCTTCCTTTTTTTCAGGAACAAGTTCATTTCCAGCTTTCACCGAGTTTATTGAATCCTCAAGAGCTTTATCGAGTTCTGATTCATCTTCAACTACTGGTGCTATAGGTTCTTCTACAACCTCTTCTTTATTTATTTCTTCCATATTATTATCCTTTCGTATCGTGAAAGGGACCGATGGTTAATTAAATTGTATATTGAATAAAAAATAAAAGCAAATTATCTCACACTAAATTAGTTATCTATCTGTGTATTTCACAAATGTCTGTATTTTTTCTAGCTTACCTCTTAATGAATCCAAGTTAACTGATCCCTCATTTAAGAATGAGATAGCATGTTTCTGGAAATCACCTTTAATTGAGTTATTGTTCTCACCGATTGATGTTGAATACTTAATTGGAACAATTATGATATAAACTTCCTTATCTAATTGTCTATAGAACAAAATATTGTCTTCTGGTTTGAATACTTTATTAAATACTTCCAATAAATCCTCTCTATCCACAGCTTTTCCACAAGTATTTTCAAAACTTGGAAGTACAACTCCTTCAAAAAAATAATCTTCTTTTTTAACTATTTTTCCTAAGGTGTTAAATAAAACTACTGTTTTTTCTTCAACTTTTGCAACTGGCGGTGTAACTGGTTCTATTGGAGCAACTGGTTCTATTGGAGCAACTGGCTCAACTGGAACCACTGGATCAACTATAGGTTTAACATCAACTAAAGGTTTAACTACTTTTTTAACTACTTTATCTTTTACTACTTTTTTTTCTGTCATATTATTACGGTTATCCTACCGATTAAGGTTTTATTTTAATAAATTTCTATTATAGAAATGAAGGAACTCTTTCAACTGGAACTTCTTCAACTACTGTATCATTTGTTCCTTCTTCATTTTCAACAACTTCTTCTCCTTCTACTGTTGTATTTTCATCTGGGTTCATAATTTTATTTTAATTTTAAATTTTTAAATGATTTATAAAACTTACTTATATAATTTGTCATGTCAGGTTTAATTTTAGCTCTGACTTCTTTTATATATTCTTTCGTCAAAACTATTCTTGGTATATCTTTATCTATTTTCGCAATTTTATAAGCTTCTTCTATTAATGCAAATTCAAGAGGATATGGATGTTTGTAATTAAGATTAATCTTATCACCTTTTTTCATATCTTTATCAAGAACACATTCTAGTTGCCTACCGACCTCGACAACACTAATTCTATCAGACTCTACAAATGTAGCTTCTAATGTATTTGAATTTACTCCACCAATAAGCATAGAAGACATCTCTTCTGAACTAATCTCGAACTCATCACCATTCTTGGTGATAAACTTCATTAGCTTATCCTTAATAGCCTTAGGTGAGTAACCTATCTGAACTGTATAATTTTTCTTTTTTATTTCTCTAGGTATCATATTATTTTGGATCATGTGCACCACCTTTTCTAATCTCTTCAAGAAGATCAACCATAGATCTAAGCATAGTCCCTTGAACTTCTAAGGTAACTGCATTTACAATAGTCTCCCATTCTGTTTTTGCTACAATTGGAGTTTGGGCCATACAATCTTTCATCAACTCTATAATAACAGGAGCATGTTCGCTTTGTGCAAGTAATATCTTTTTTTGTTTTAAATTTTGTTCATTTTCATCCATATATTTATTTTGCAAATAATTCTCTTAAATTATCATAAGTGATTGACCCATCACTATTATGAATATAATAATAAGCACCTTCTGTATTATCTTCGAACTCTCCGTTTCTAACTCTTCTTTTAATATCGTCTACAATGTCATCTACCTCTTTCTTTTTTAATTCTGAACCTTGATCTAAAGGATTCGCATATTGATTATATTGATCACCACCGTAAGCTTGATATTGATTTGGCATTGCTAGAATTTCACCTATAGTTTTAATCTGACCTCTCCCGGCATATTCTTTTTGTCGGTTTAGTGCAGTGTTAAAAATAACATCAGCTTCCATTTTCTTATCACCGAAATCTCTGTTAGAAACCTCTCCATAAATTAGTGGTCTAAGAGCTTCGTAATCTACTTCATTTACAATTGATTCTCTACTATCTTTTTTATAATTTTGTTTTGGTTCTACTGGTTTAGGTCCGTACATTTGCGGTTTGTTGTATACAGTTTTATTACTAAAAGCATCTGAAAGAGATCCTGAGACTTTCTTTATTCCACTCCCTATTGAATTATATATATCTCTTAATCCCATATTATTTTATCCGGGGAAAAAACCACCGCCATTAGCAGCTCTACCTACTGAAGCATCTACTGCACTTCCCATAGGTGATTGTGGTCTTGGAACTTCGTTCGCATTTTGTGGTTGCATTGGATTTGTACCATCTCCTGCCATTTGCTGTCCCATTGGAGAACTTCCGGAACCAGAACCTCCTCCAGCTCTATCTTGCATCGCTGTAGCTTGAGCATCCTGTTGCATCTGTTCTTGTTGCATTTGCTTCTGCATATCTGAAGGTTTTTTAGCCATGATTGCATCGTAATCAGCTTTTGAAATATAGTCATAAATATCTCCGTTCTGAATATCAAGTAATTTCTCCAATGCCATCAACTGAGCAGCTGAGGCTTCAGGATCTTGGTTTCTCATTGAAAAAATAAGTGTAATTTGATTTGTGATTACTGGGAATAGAGCCATATAAGTTTGCTTCTGAATTTCAAGAGATGGAAGAAGCATTGAATCTGGGTCTATAACAAACTCTATATAGTCACTCATGTGACCTGTGTTTTTCATCTCATCGAATAATCCTTTAGAAGAAATCTGTCGTGTATCTACATTCTCCATAACATTCCCATCCTGAGTAAAGTCAAAGTTCAATCGTAGATTCTTGGAAGCGGCAGCTACCATTCCTCCGGTTGGAATACCTTCATCATTAAGAACGTATTCTGATTCAACAAAGTAATCAGGGTTTTGCTTCGCAAACTCTGCTAACTGATCATCAGAATCAATCATAAAGATTTTATCAACTGGATAAATCTGAGTCATCCAAGTGTTTGCAATATGAGCATCTGCTTCCAATCCTGTAACCATTGAATTCTTAGGAGCGGTTAGTCTATTGTATGCTGCTTCTTTCAGAATCACTGTAGATCCCAGTGTAGTTTCTGATTGAGTACCGGCTACAATATTGTTTATTCCTGTGTTCTCTTCAATATCTTGTTTTTGTTTATCAGCAAACATAATACCTTGCTGAACATTCCCAGAAGTTTTCACTACATCTATATCTGAACCGGGATTTTTTGGATTAACAATATTAGGTCCTCTTTTATATGTATTGGAACCATTCTGTACTTGAGCTCCGAATAGCAATGGGAAGATCTCAGCTTCTACTTGTTGTGCATTCAGTGAATTTACATATGTATAAATAGCTGTATTACCTCGCATCATTTCGTAAAGTCCAACTCCATGAGGGTCGTTCATGTTCTTCATGAAACATCTTGCAATTACAACTGATCCATGAGATCCATCGTTTGGAAGTTCTCCATCGTAGATTTTCATTTTTCCACATGTAACAACATACCTATTCATTAGTACATTCTCATAGTAACCAATCGTTACACTGGTTTGAACTTTCTCACTATTTTCATCTTTAGCTTCATCTGAAACAGAACAGTATTCGAGTTTCTTTTTGTTAGTTCGTGATTTAGCTTCCGGATACATCTCGAAAAATTCTTCCTTCGGCATATCTTTTTCGTAATAGACTTCAGTCTGCGACCATACATCTCCATTATTGAATCCAACTCCCATCCAAGTTCGAGTACATTCTAAAGGTTCTCTATATATATCATCGAACAATATCTTATCAACTCCATTTCTTTTAACTTGAACTCTTCGTGGATAAACTCTCCAAGCCGCCCACCCGTAGGTAAATAGATTTTGGTAAGTCAACATTAATGTATTAGAACCATTTCCTCCAGTCATAGACCAGTTTCTCTTCCATAGTTCGTACATAGCTTTTCCATAAACTTTATCGTCAGCTATTACTTTTCCATCAGGAAGTTTCCCTGCTAGTACAGAAGTTGCGATCATTATTTTTGAGAAAGCTATTGGTTCCTGTGAAACAGGTACTCCGGAATTATTTTTGTCTCTATCAGTTACTTTCTGAGGGTATACATTTATATCGTAAGCTCCGCTCGCCATCTTGTTATAGAATACCATAGATCCCCACCCGCTTTTCTCATATAGTTTATTCCCATAGCTAACTGCTGTAGCCATAAGATTCTGGTTAATTTCCGCAGCTAGTGCATCGAATTTTTGCCTATACTGGGACTTTTTCATCTCTCGTTTCTTCTCTTCGATGAAGTCTATTGTTTCTTTGTCGCCTTTTAGTGTAGTTTTAGACATTTTTCTTTTAAAAATTAAGTTTATAGTCTTAATTATGGGCTATCTCGAAATAAAATGCAAGTTTTTGTGTGAATTAGTGATTCATCTGTCCACTTTCCTCACCGAACATCGCTTTCATGACAGAAAAATCACCTTCCGAGCCAGAACCTGCTACATATTGTTCCTGTTCTCCTAGAATTGCATACCCAATACTGGCTGCCATGATACAATTGAAAACAAGTATGTTGTTCGCAAAGTATTCATGCTTATCTGCTACCTGCAAATTATAAACCCTTCTTCTTTTTAGCTGCTCTATTATTGTTATATTTATTTCTACACTTATTAGAACAATATTTGCGATGATTAACATCAGCTGTAAAAATAATGTCACAAATAGGACAAATGATACTTTTACCATATTTAAAATTGCCCCCTTTATGGTTTGAATACCAATTACTACATTTGGCAGAACAGAATACCGAATTTCGGACTTGAGATTCAAAACCTTTTTTACAAATTCTGCAAGTGAATTCTTTAGGTTCTTTAAAGTGAAGTGAACCATAGATATTTTGTCTGTTGAACTCGATTCCTTCTTTGGTTTTCCTCCATTTTGCTCCGGATTCATACAATCGTGTCCCTTGTTTTTTTGCTGTGATACTTGCAAGCTTTCTTCTTTCTGGTTTTCGCATGTGATGTTTTGCGTGGTCACTTGCAGACTTTGCTTCAAAGTTTTCAATTTTGTTATTAAGAGGGTCGCCATCTTTATGATGTATGACAAACCCTTTCGATATTTCTCCAAAATTATCAATCCAAATCTGCCTATGTAATGCCACAGGGGACCTGTCCCCCTTACAATGCCTCCAATAATACACCCTAAGTTGTCTTCTTTTTGAATTTGGGTGTCTATAATATTTTTTGCCTCTGTATAGGACAATTTCTCTATCGTTTGTTTTTTGTTGTTCCATACATATAGTGTATCACTATCTGCTACACTACGCAACACAATATCTCCTTTTTTAGAGTTATCTTTAGCTGAAACTATAGAATGATTTGGAGTTCCTTTAAGACCTATATTATTTACCACTTGTTTATATCTACTTCTAGTAAATTCTACTGGTCTATAACCATTTCTAGTCATAACCATGTCACCAACTTTAATATCTTGTATAGGGATATTCCCCTTATCAGTAAGAATCATAGTGTCTTTTACAAAACAGTCATCATGTTTTTTATCCATAGCTTCCGGTTTTCCCTTCGAATTTCGTATAAAAGTGAGCATTTCATTCAGTATCTGAGCCGGGAATCCTTCCTCTTTTCTAAAGAATACTGCCTTCAAAGCGGCTAGAGCGAATGGTCGTGTAGCAGAAGTAGTCTTCCATCCGAAGAACTTTGTTATTTTTTGAGTTATATCATCGAAACTCTTTCTATAGTATAGGTTAATATACCCCATTTTTTCCAGAGCATCATTTACCCACAGTCCATCCTTATTCACCTCAATTCCAACCAAAGCCCAGTTATAGAATTTCCCCAACTTGTAAGCTTCAGTCGCCAGCTCATCAGGTGGTACTTGAGAATGGTATATAGCATCACACTCCTCAGTCTTGTGATTTATTACATATAGAACTTGAGCATCCCCGTGAGCTAAACCTTCCGCTGTATCTCCTCCTATAATATATTTAGTTCCAACTTCCGGCATCTTGAAGATCTCCAAATATCCACCTGATACCTGATTAAACACTACCTCTTTATCTCTGTACCCCAATTCTCCGTTTTCTCCCTTTTTAGCGGTAGCCAATAATTTCGCAACCTTCGCTGTTGAAAAATATGTCTGACCTGTAGAAAGAAATGCTTCTTCCTGAGTTGTAGGGTATTCCTGCATCAGAGATTTAATTGCATCCGGACTATTTTTTCCTCCGAACTGCAACCACTTCATATAATAGTATGTTATTTCAATATCAGTCAGATCATGTTCAATCTGATAAGACCCCCAATCGATTTCACATACTTCCATCTTGTCAGTAGGAACCGGCTCATAGATCTTTTTCATTTCCATTTCATCGTACTGCCAATTGTAAAAATGCGGTAAGAACTGCACCTGCGATAATTGAGGTGTAACATCATCTCGGTTCAACCAGTTCTCTTGGAACATTTCGTAGAACCTCCCAGCCATTCCTTCCGCTGTTGATTCAATAAATATAAACCCGTCAAAAGGTACAGTAGGGAATGTTCCTCTTTCAACTTCCTCAGCTCGTTTAGGATATGTAGCACACATCTTTGCAAACTCTGAGATATGAACTAAGTGATAAGTCCCGGACCTTCCAGAAACTGACACGGATATAGATGAAGTGGAACCCTGTTCCGGTCCATAATCTATAACCACCTGAATTTTTCTCGCTGACTTCTGATTGATCTTAAAAAATGCACCTTTAACATCCTCCGCCATGTTACGAATAGCGAACTCAATTTTCTTATCAAAAATAGTTGTGGCATCTTCAACTTTATGAGCTATAACAATTCCTTCCTTGTTAGTTTGGAATAGAATAGAATCCAGAATAAATAAATCAATGAATGTAGTAAAACCTAATTGCCTACTCTTCAATATAACATGCCTGTGATAAGGTTTTGGTATCGCTAAATAATTATCATAAAAATGTTTCTGAGCTGTATTCATTTTGAATACCTGCTTGTCTCCATCCTTAGTTATTATCCAATACAAATTCGCCAACCTCCATGTCTGATTTTTAATCAAGTCGGGATTTATGGTTAGCATCTCTACTATTTTTTCATTATGATCTTTATATAAATTAGCCATTGTTTTCTAATTTATTAAACTGCTTTTCTGCAACTGATAATAGATGGGATTCCTGATCTTCGAAATATTTTTTCTGAGCTCTCACCACAGTTAGCTGCTGGAATATTACAAATAAAGAAGACGGTAGTGGAGTTTCATTAAAAACCAGAAATCTATCTTTGTTTGTTGTATTCTCGAATTTTTGATAAAAAGTTTTTAGTTTCATATTATTTTTCTAAGTTTTTCATAATATTATTTATTCCTACTCTACCCCCAACCAGAAGGTCGAGGGTATGAAAAATACCTCATCTTATACGCTTACGATGAGGGGTAGAGTTAGAATCCGGGATCTTCATTAACATCAATTACATCTGGTTCAACATCAATAATTTTAGCAGGAACTTCCCCGGGATTTGTTACTGTCTGATTTTCAATCTGTTGCAGAATAACCGTTCGTAATTTATTCGTTTCATTTTTAGTTTTCATCTCTTCAGGAACCTTATTGAACTTACTCCAAGCATTTCCAATCGCATTCAGTGCACTTGTTAATTCCTTATTAGAAAAATCCTTAAAACCTCTCGCTTTAAATTCGTGCATCGCAGACAAAGCTAGGTTATTAGAATCGATAGCTAAAGCAGCCATTGCATTATTGAAGCCGGGTTTATTTTCAATATGAGAAGAAACACTATTAGCAACCGCAGAAGAATATCCTACATCGAGAGCGATTTGTTTTTTACATGTTCCTTCTCCTCCGAAAAGTTTTCTAGCATAAGCTAACTGTTTCATCGTAGATTGTTTCTTTTTTACGAATACCATACCTTAATAATAGCAATAACAACTAAAAAAGCAAGGTTTAGGTGCTACCCAGAATAAAAAAAGTAATAAAAAAAATAAAAATAAAACCTTAGGTGCTACCCAGAATAAAAAAAGTAATAAAAAAAATAAAAATAAAACCTTAGGTGCTACATGCGATAAAGAAAGTGACATCAACGACATAAGAAGTGACATAAGAAAATTCTTATGTCGTTGATTATATCCTTTAGTTGAGCCATATATCCCAGAAAGTGACATAAGAACATCAAATACGGGAAAAGTTTTATATAAAAACACTTTCGTGTGACTTTAAAATTTGAATTAAACTTTATTGCAATTCTTATGTTCTTATGTCACTTTTCTCATTTAACCCTTATTTATAGCCCTATAATCCACGACATAAGAATTATTTCTTATGTCACTTGATGTCACTTTTCTGAGTTCTATCCTTTATTTAAGCCATATCTTCTAAATTCTTATGTCACTTTCTGTACAATGTTTCCACTTCATTTGTCAAGTTAAAAGCCGAAAAAACTGAAAAAAATTTTTTAGGGTCCCCTATTCTTATATTTTTCTTTGTTTTTTGTGATCTCTGTTCACTTACTCAAACTTTTCTATTTACTTACTGTCCTGTTTACTTACTGT